CATTTACATACCCGTTAGGGTACTCCACTCTCCCTCACCTTGGGAGAGGACGGTGGGTTGTTAACCCAAAAGCCTAGCTAGGTTCATCACGAACTGAGCTTCGCCAATGGCGCTTCAGCTTCTCACGCGTCCGCGCTAACCCTTTCTCGAAGACTACATATCCTTTCGGATCTGAGTTAAGAGTGAAGGGCTGTCTCAGTTTCCACCCGAGAGAACCAAACTCCTCAACATCAGTGGCGCCCCTTTTGGGGTTTCGCCGAGTGAGGGTTGGTAATCGAAGGCTGTCCTGGTTTTCACGCCATTTGAAGTCATAGCTTATGAAGTATTCATCATACTCCACAGGTGGACCTAAATGGTAGGGAAGAGCAGAACGAGGAAACAGTCTATGGTAAACGTCCCGTACGAGTTTGGCACACACTCCGGTCTCATTACTGAGGCCGAGTCGAGCGCCCGCTCTAACAAGACGATTATGAAGCCTAACGAAATCAGCGGGCCTGCGGCATACATCTTTTTGATAACAAGGAGTAACATCCTCAAGATCAAAGAACTGCTTACCGCACGACTCGAAGAATCGAGAAGGCGACGTAAAGGATTTTTCATGGTTAACCTGAAAACCCGCCCAATCTAGGACCTTGCGGACCTCGCTTTGGCGGCTATCAGGAACCACGATGTCATCCCCATAGACAGAGACTACACCATCTCCGTCGACCGCTGTTGAACAAAGGGCCCAGAAGATCAAGCTCTCTAATTCGAAAGTATAGGCATTGCCCATGCTTGAGAATTTGGAGAGCAAGAAACTCTTTTTGCCCCAGTAAGTTCTAGGCGATCTGACGGCGTCAAGCATCTCGAACCAATCACTTGGGAGGAGTAGCTTAACCAGATTGGTGCAAAGGGTGTCGCTAGCCATCTTTAGGTCGATAGTCGTAAGATTATCTACCAGAGCGTGGAAAGCGTGACTTTGGTTGATCGTCTGGTCATCCAAGTCAATACCCCAACGCTTAAGTCTATAACGGATATGGCGGCCGATGCCTTGCTGAACGAAACCGTTCAGTGTTGGCTCTGCAGCTATTGTCCGATTAGTCTTAGCGTTCTTGTCGACAGTTAACCCGCGGTTTCCATTTACGACTTTGATGTCGGAGAATCCTCCTACCAAAGTTGTCATATAATCATCGTGTGCGAGCACACGACAGACATATGGGATAGCCTCGAGTGTTACCGTTGGCTTCGTCATTTTTCCGATAACGTTGGTGCCTCTTCTGAGATCAGAAGTGGCGCCGTTACCGAACCGGCATAGCATGGCGATGCGATCAACGTCGAGAGGACCTAGCACGAGTCTGATTTTACGCTGAACTTCCATTATGAAAGACGGCGCTACGGAGTAGTTACCCGTAGATGCTTCGTGTTCGAGTCGCCTGTTCGTGTGAAAGCACGACCGCTCAGCGCCTAACCAGGCGGTGAGTGCAACTTCATTCAGGTTCGCGCCTGTTGCTAATCCCTTCCACTTACGTAGAAAGGACGTGCAAACATACGCTTTCTTGAAATCAGTCGCGTTGCTAAATTTCGAAGGGTCAGAGTCCAGATTTGCGATCTCAAGATCGGATAAGGATCCCCAGCCCTCCGTCGGTGCGAGCTGTTTGCAGAGGAGCTTGAAAACAAGTCTCTCCACACTCGTGTGTGCTGCAGACATCTGATTTGCC